AAACTCAATATACAGACAAATTGATATTGGCTTGCCAAAAACTGAAGCACTTAAAGATATTTTACAATCGAAAAATCAAGATCTAGATATTGAAATTATAACAGAAAAATTTCTTGAGCAGAAATCAGAAATTCCAGATAGTGATTTAATCTTAGACTGTAGAGATATAACATATGATCGAGGAACTAAAATTGATGCTCGTATGTTTATTTCGTCTAGATATTTAATAGTTGATTGTCGTAAAAATGTTAATTACTCAAAACAAGTAGTTGGAAAATATATAGTCGAATTAAGCAAAGATGATTTAAGATATGCTGCTTCAATTGTATCAATGGCAATTCATAGTGGAACATTTAAGTCTTTGTTAAAAAACAAATCAGTGCAAAAATATGAACTAGATTATGTAAAGCATATTGACAATTACGAATGTGATATTGTATATGAAAATTTAGTTGGAGAAAATAAATTTATTAATCTTCCAGACAAAATTGTTCCTATAATTGACATGAACAAATCAAAAGATATAAATGTCTTTTTAGGAAGTAAAGTGTTACCAATCACTGAAAGATTGATTCCAAAGAATACATTACAGAACAGCGGAGATTTAATTTCAAATTTAATATCTGTCGCTACAAGCGAATGTGATTTTAACCATTTTATTATCTCATTATTTCAAGAAAACAACCAAGTTTTTATTGAATTAATACCAGAAACGGGAGCAGCTTAATGTTAGTAAAAAATACATTTGTTCCCGGTGTTTTTGTCCCATATAAATTAATTTTTAAAAATGAACTTTACAATATTATAGATTTAGAAAAAAAATTTATAATTAGAGGATATACGATCCAGACTGTAGATAAACAAATTGATATGGTTTTTATAAAGAATTCACATCCAAATGCAAATCCAAAGACTGGTGAATTTTGTATCCCCAACTCATTAAGAGAACATACTATTTGTACAAGTAGTAAAAATATCTTAGAATTGATATTATGTTGCTTTAATTTAGATGATTGTTATTTTACTCCTTGGGACGAAATAAAATATAAAAGACAAGAGGTGTAAAAATGTCAGAAAAAAAAAGAAATGCCGGTGAGGAAAAACTAAAACATCGAGTTTCAGAAGCTATAGATGAAATCACTGAGGTAACAAAACAAGCTCTCGAAAAAGTATTTGCAGGAATGGTCGAGAGAACATCTGAAGTTTGCTCTGATATAATTAATAAGAAACGAGATAAAATTAAAAGTAAAATTGAAGGTATAAACAATGGAGAAGAATAATCCAACTCTTTCAATTGAAGAAATATTAGATCAAAAAATTGAAGAAAAAATCAAACATTTGACTAAAGAGGATGTCCAATTTATAGTAAATGAATTAATCCCAAAGTTTGATGAGTTAATTGCAGAAAGAGTGAAAACTCATTTTTATGAACTGGGCAAATTCCTCACAGAAAAATTTGATCCAGGAGCGTAGGTATGCCAAAAATATTAGATTATAATTCATTTTGTGAAAACTTAGACGAAGTGACGTCTCTAAAAATATTTGGTAAAAAGAAGTTCCATCCAGAGGGACTATTTTCTGAGCAAATATTCGGTCCAATAAAAAATTATACTTGCCAATGTGGAACCTATTATGGAATTTCACGAACAGGCGAACAATGTAAATTATGTAAAGTTGATATTGTAAACAGTAATATACGAAGAAAAAGATTCGCAAAAATTACAATACCAATTAAAGTTGTAAATCCATTATTTTATGACCTTTTGGTAGATCTTGGTGGAAAGGATTTAAAGAAAGCTATTGATACACTTATGCGAAATGAGAAAAGTATTTTATATAAATCTCAAGATGATTATATAGTTACTGTTAATCAGAATACTCCAATTCCAGAAGGTTGTCAAGTTTGGGAACGAGCTGGTGCGATCTATGAGTTAATACTTGGAGTTGCAACAGTTGCAGTTAAGGGTGGTTCTGTTGAATGGAAATATATATTAGAAACTCTTGACAATTTATTAATTGACCAAATAATTGTTTTACCTCCTGACTTGAGACCAACATCAAAAAGTTCAGGAAAAAATAAGCAATTAATGGACAGAATAAATAGATATTATATTCAAATTCTTACAAGGAAAGAAGCTATGAAAGAGATAATTATAAATATCTATAAAGATAAGGATTTGTATTATACCTATTTTAAACAACTCCAAAAAGATGTAAATGAATTATATACAAGGATATTAGAAAAGATAGCAAAGAAAGAAGGTCTGATAAGAGGAAATATTCTTGGAAAAAGAATTGACTTTTCAGGTCGCGCTGTTATTACACCAGATCCTACTCTTAAGTTAGACGAGTGTAAATTACCATATCTAATGGTCCTTGAAATATTCAAATTACCAATAGCAAAGAGATTGTTAGAACTTGGCAAGTTTAAGCCATTAAACCAGGCAATTGATTTTGTAGATAAATGTATTGACAATCAAGTTCCTGTTTTATATGGAATTTGTAACGATATAATTACTGGAAAATATTGCGTATTAAATAGACAACCTTCTCTTCATAAATTAAGTATGCTTGGTTTTAAAATTAAAATAACATTAGATCAAGTTATTAAAATACACCCTCTTTCTTGTCCTCCATTCAATGCTGATTTTGATGGGGATCAAATGGCGGTTTATATACCAATTACTGAAGAATGTGAAAAAGAGATTGAAGAAAAGATATCAATTAAAGAAAATTTAAATAGTCCTGCAAACGAATCTCTTACAACCATACCAACTCAAGATATTGTCTTAGGAATATACTATTTAACATCATCTGAATTTAAAAATACAGAAAAAGTCACATATAAAAATCAGAAAATCACTTGGGGTCAAGCAGTATTTAATAAACAATTACCAAAAGATTATCCAGTTATATCAGATGTTGTTAATAAAAAATTATTACTTCAAATATTAAATGATATTAAAAATAGATATACGACAGATGAAGCAATTAAAGTTCTTGATAATATAAAACGTATTGGTTTTAAATATGCAACATTGTTTGGTTGTACAATGTCATTAAAAGATTGCTATATTGAAGAATCAAAAGAACTTAAGAAAGATATTTACTCTCCTAAAAGTACAAGGGAGCAATTAGTTGCTTCATCAGATCAGTCACTAATTGAAAAAATAAGAAATAGTTTTAAATACTCACATATGATTGAATCTGGTGCTAGAGGTAGTTGGGACCAGGTAAAACAGTTAATTTTAACACGAGGTTTTATTTCAAATTTTGATGGTGAGATTTTACCTTACCCAATTAAAAACTCATTGATTGACGGGCTAAACCAAGAAGAGTTTTTCTTTTCAACATATGGATGCCGTAAAGGTTTATTGGATGTTGCTTTAAATACTGGAACGTCTGGCTACCTTTCAAGAAAATTAATTTTTACATGCGCAAATTTGCAAATTGATTCAGAACTAGAAGATTGTGGCACTAAAGATCTTCTTGAAGTAAGTGTAAGCAGTAAACGAAAAGCAAGAATGTTAATTAATAGATATTATTCTGAGAATAATTCTCTACATAAAATTACAAGTGAAAATTATAAAAGTCTTATTGGTAAACATATTGAAATAAGAAGTCCAGTTCTTTGCAAGAGTCCAAAAATTTGCCATAAATGTTATGGTGATTTATACAAAAACTTAAATAGTCGATTCATTGGGATTATTGCTGCTCAAACTCTTGGTGAAAGAGGTACACAATTAGTATTAAGAACTTTTCATACTTCAGGGTCAGCAATTATAAAAGGTGAAGAAACCCAAGATGAATCAATGAAACAAAAAGATATTATTGGCGATCTCGCCTCAGTTTCAAAGTTACTGCATAAATTTAGAGGAAAGACATATACTGATATAATTGAAGAATTATTTGATGTATATGATAAAGATATATATCACGTTCATTTTGAATGTGTAGTTTCACAGTTAATGTGGAAATTCCATACTAAATGGAGATTGCTAGAAAACAGAGATCAAGTTTCGCCAGATTATTTCTCAGTCCAAAGCGTCCCAAACAACGAAAGTTGGATTTTAGCTATGGCATTTTCAAACCCCAAGAGAGCAATTTTACAGGGAATCTTATATGAGAGTAGATACTCAGGAATCATTGATAAGATTCTGAAAGGTGAAAAAATAAACTAGGGTATTATTATGAGAGATCCAAAACGTATTGACGAAACTTTAGATGTGATTCGGGGAATCTGGAAATGAAGTCCAGATCTCCGACTCACTCAATTAATTATGAATGCTGTGTATCCAACCAAAGATCCATTCTATATTGAGGATAAAGATTTGGTGAAAAGGCTTAAAAGATTTCAGTAAAAAATTAAAAAATATTTAGGAGGAATTAATAACTTGAATATAATTAATCCTACATTTAAAATTCAAGATGAAGATTTTAATATCTTCACAATAAGGAAAAAAGATTATGAACAGATTTTACCTTTAGTTGAAGAAATAGTTAAGCCAGTAGAGGAAATTGGATTTGAAATTATTGAAGTAAATTTAAAAGACTCTCGTTTTTCATCAAGAGAGTTATCAAAGACAATTAAACAAACTTTGGTTATTAAATTAAGGAAAGGGAATTCAAATATCGACTTGAGCATTTTTATTCCAAAGTTGATAGATGATAATTATGTTGTAATAAATGGGAGAAAAAAAATTCCATTATTTCAACTATTTGATATACCTATCGTAACCAGAGGTGAGAGTATAAAAATTAGAACAAATGTAGCTACAGTAATGGTTTATAAAGATCGAGAAGAACCAGCTATAAAAGTAAGTTTTCTTGGTAAAAAAGTTCCACTGTCTCTGATCTTATGCGCATATTACAGCATAGAAGATGTTAAGAAATTGTTTGATATTGATCTTCCTATTGATGAAAATTCCGAAGATTTATATGAGTTATTAAGGAAGGATATAAAATTTCATCTTGATGAGTCTGAAGGCTATACACAAGACGATTTTATCATTGAGCTTGGTAGAACCTACTCCAAATATAATGCCAAATCAAAGGGTGAAGATATTTTATATGCAATTGATTTGATTCCAAAGGTTGATCTTTTAACCACTAAATTCTTTCATACTGATTCTTTATTAAATGAAATTATATATGCAATCAAAACAGTAAATATTGATGACACATTATTTACAAATAAAAGAGTTAGATGTTTTGAATATATGATATTATCAAAGATTTCAAAGATCATATTTGATTTATGTTTTGCTAACAGAACAGCCAGACAACCAAAATTTAATATTAACTCAACTCAAATATTATCAGAATGTAATGTATCAGAAATAGTCCAGTTCAATTTCTCTATTAATCCTGTTGAAGAGTTGACAAAATTATCACGAATTAGTTTATTAGGACCTGGAGGTTTCAAAAGAGAAAATATTCCAAAACATTTAAGAGATATTTGTCCAACAATGTTTGGAAGAATTTGTCCAGTGGATACTCCAGATAGAGATAACTGTGGAGTATTACAAAATCTAGTACCAAATGTTAACTTAAGTGATGATTTAAGATTTACTAATGAAATCTGTGATAAACAGCCAATCTCAATACCTGTTTCACTAACTCCATTTTTAAAGCATGACGATCAAACCAGATTACAGATGGCTTCATCTCAAATGAGACAATCAATAATGCTGAAAGATTTTGATCCACCGTTAATAGGTTCTGGTTGTGAAAATTTATATACAGACTTTACCCAGTTTGTTAAAAGAGCAAAACATTCTGGTAAAGTGGTGTATATTGATGACGATTATATTATCGTAATGTATGATAATGGTAAACCAGACATTTTTGATATTTCATATCGAAAAATTTATGTTGAGCATTTAGACTTTATGAATCTATATGTTAAAACGGGAGATAAATTTAAATCTGGAGATATTTTAGCAGAAAGTAATTTCTGTAAAAATGGTCATATCAACATTGGAAAAAATCTTTTAGTAGGTGTTATGGTTTATTACGGAAATAATTATGAGGATGGTGTCGTTATTTCTGATAGATTAGTAAACAAAGATATATTTACATCTGTGCATTACAGAGATTTGTCATTTATGCTATCTCCAGATAAAGTTCTTTTATCTTTAGATGAAAAAGTGTATAAACCATTACCAAATAACTTAGAAACAATTAAAGCAGGGAACCCTTATGCAATCATTAAAAAATTGACTTCAAAAGAATTGTACTCACCATTTTCTGAAGATGTTGTTCTCGAAGCGAAAAAGAGTTTCATTATATCTGAAGTAAATTTATATGCAAATGACTGGAATACTGAGATTCCAGAGTTTCGAGATTGGGTAAAGGAGCGTTTAGATAAACAAAGAGATAAACAAAAATATTTACAAAAAGTAGTGATAGATATTTTTGGTAAAGATGAAGGAACAAAGGTCATTCAAGAAAGAAGTATGGATAAATTTTCAGTTGATAAAAAATATAAACTGAAACGTGAAAAAATAAACGGAATCTTTGTTAAAATGTATGGAGTTCATTTTAGAAGGATAAGAGTTGGAGATAAAATTGCTAATAGGCATGGTAATAAAGGAGTAATTTCACAGATTGTTCCACACGAAAAAATGCCACAATTAGAAGATGGAAGACATTTAGATATTTGTATCAACCCATTAGGAATAATTTCTAGAATGAATATTGGTCAGCTCTATGAAATGCATCTATCAATGTCTATACAAGATCTAAAAAATAATATAGTTATAATGTTAAGTGAAAATAAACCACAAGATGAAATTAAAAAATATTTACTTGATTATATTAACATCATTGACAAGACAATTGATAACTGGTATTATAAACAATTCGTTGAGCAAATTCCTGAAGTAATAACTGAAGATTTTATAAAAGATCTTACTATAATACAACCCCCGTTCGAATCTTGTAGGTTAGATGAGGTTAAGAAAGCTCTTGAGTACACCAATACAAAATTTGAGCAAAAAATTTATGATCCTCTATCAGAAACTCATCTTGTAAACAAAATTGCTACAGGATTTATTTATTTTTTCAGAATGGTTCATATTGCAGAAGAAAAATTAGCTGCTAGAGGTATTGGTGCATATGCTAGACGAACATTACAGCCGCTTGGTGGAAGAAAGAATAAAGGCGGTCAAAGATGTGGAGAAATGGAAACTGCATGTTTAATCGGTCATGATGCACCACATAATTTATTTGAGTTTCTAACTACAAAATCAGATTGTATTGATTTGAAAAATAATTATATTAGAAATCTTATTGAACCAATGTTCAGTGATGAATTATGCGATATAGTTCCAGAATCAGTTAAGTTATTAAAATCATATCTAACTGTAATAGGAGTTGATTAATGGCTTATAAGCAATATATAACGTGGGAGTCTTTTACTGCTGATACAAGCACTTCCAATTGTCTATTTCGATATGATCCTAGTCCTTTATTAGAAACAAGGTTAAAAAGAAAATTAGGTCTTGATAAAAATGAGAAGAAAGAAAAAATTAGTCAAAATATAGAACTAGTTCTTTTTAATATAAAGGATTTGGTAGTATGAAGAAAAGATTTTGTCCAGTATGTGGAGGTGAAATATTATTTCATTATGAAACTCCCACTAAGGTATTTCGTATCGAAAATGGAACATTGTTCAGAGAAGATAATGTTCTATATGATATTCCTGAATTAAAACCATATTGTTCAAATGATAAAACACATGTATTAGATAAAGATCTAGACTTTTGGCAATGGGTTGATTCAGTAGAAATGTTTTTTAAAGATAAAGGCTTATAATTTATAGGGGGAAATATAAATGGATTGTTTACCAGATATACAATGTTCTCATCCAGAGGTAAATATACCTATACAACAAGTTGGTGTTGAGAATATAGAAGTACCTTTTAAACTCGAGTTTAGAAGTGGAGGTTTCTGCCAGATGAATGCTAATGTATCAATAAGAACAGATCTTGATCAAGATACAAAGGGAATTTCAATGTCTAGACTCTTATTAACTTTAAAGCCATATTTAGATTTACCTCTTAAACAAAAATTAATTAAATTAATATTAGAAGATTTACGAAACAATATTGGTAGTACAAATAGTTTTATGAAATTTAGTTTTCGTATGCCAATAATTAGAAAGTCAATTTTGTCAGACCATCAATTTCCAATATACTATAAATGTCGGTTCGAAGGTCAATTGAAAAATGGAGATTTTAGTTTTTTTCAAGGAGTTGTAGTTCAATATGCATCATATTGTCCATGTTCCGCAGAACTCTGTCAACATTTAAGGGAAAATGATTCAGTCGGTTTTCCACATAACCAAAGATCGTTTGCTGACGTTTTAGTACAAGTGAAACAACCAAACTATGTCTGGCTTGAAGATATTATTGATTCCATTGAATCTGCAATTAAAACATTACCATATCCTATAATCAAAAGAGTTGATGAGCAAGAAATTGCAAGAGTAGCAGCAGAAAATCCTTTGTTTGTTGAAGATGCAATCCGATTAATTTCATATCAACTAAATAATATGGGAACATTATATGATTGGATAGTTAAATGTAGTCATGAAGAATCAATCCATACATCTGAAGCAATTGCTATAAATTGGAAAGGTGTACCAGGTGGTTTTAGTGAAAGGAGATTTTTATGATTCAAGTTACAATAAGTTATAATGTAACTGAAGAAACTTACCAAAAATTAGATAATTTACAAACTGATATCCAATTGGCTTTATATGATTATGATTTATATAAAAATAAGAAAGATAAAATTCTATCAAAATTAGAAGATAATCCAAAAATTAGAATTGTGCATTTGCCTTTACAAACTCTAAAAATTCCAGTCACTGAAATTGACAAGTTAATAAATGATATTTTTATAAGAACTGGTTGTGTCAATTTTGTTGTGCACCCAAATAGAGGCATCGAAAAATTTCTAAGATATTTTCAAAAAAAGTCTCCGCAAATAATCTGTGTTGAAACATTTGCATGGCGTAGAAAAAAAGCTTTAAGAACTCCTCTCGAAATAATTGATGTATGTAGATGGTATAATTCTACCTACATGACAATAGATACTTGCCATATTGAAGATATTTGGTTTGATCATAAAATTATGTCTTATCTACTAAAATATACAAAAGTTATTCATCTATCAAATAGAGCAAAAGGATTCGGTTCTCATATTCCATTTAATCATCCACATGGAGAATTGAAGTTAGTAAGTTTTGTAAGAGAATTAAAATTTAAATATAAATGGAGTGGATATATTGTATTGGAATATATGGCTGAATATCAAGATAAATTATTAAAAAATTATAATTATGTTAAGAGGCTTTTAGAGATCGAATAATGAAAATATTACCTTGGGAACAAGTTGAATATGAAGATTGTATTACCTCTAATTCATATATACATGATAGTGTAACAGAAACGAACAGACAATTCCAACATATCTCAGATAATGAAAGTTTAAAATATAGAAAAGGAGATATTGTTAAAATATTAAGTGGACTATATCAAGATTGTTCTTGGAAAGGTTGGTTTCTAACTCCAACCGATTATCAAGATTTTTTGAAGACCTTTAAAAATAGGGACAAAAAAATTCCATTATATGCAGCAAATCAATATGGTATGGTCGTTGGAAGATACCGAATAGTTAAGAGAAAATATTGTGGTATATTCTATGACTATGGTACACTTTTAATGACTCTAACTGGAACTAAAATAGGTCGGATAAAGAAATATTTTTCAAGATATCCATTTTATCTAGTTAGTAATTATCCACATAACCAAATACCTTTTGATACAGATATCAAAGATATTCTACTTATGAATCCTGGTAACTCAAATGATTCTAGAAATAAATATGTATATACCATATTTAAAAAAATAACTGAGGAGTAAATATGGATATTAAACGAATAATAAATATTTATCAGAAAGAACGAGAATATGAACACAGCGTATTTGGTGACTACGCAGACGACAAGTCTTTAAGTTTTCCCAGTTTTTTGCTTTTTCTTGAGCAATATATAGAGAAAGCAAAAAAAGCATACACAGAAAAATGGGAAACCGAATTACCGCCTTGGTTATTAAGTTGTGCGGAATTTGAAAATCACGGAGTAGCCCCAGTAAAAGCATATGAAGAAATCATTAAAGTTTTAGCATTAGCAGGTGCAGCTCTGGAAACGTATGCATTATTAGATCCAAGTGAGTGGAGAGCAAATGCAGAAAAAGATGCTCTCAAATGGAAATAAAAATCAAAGGAGTAGTTAACTATGAACGAAAATCTATCTCAAATGGTAAAAGATAGCAAAATACTAAGCGAGGATGATGTTATTTTTTCTGAAAGTAATTTAGATCTTCCTATTGAAGAAGAAGTAGAGAAGGTAGTAGAAAAAAATATAATTAATATTGTTCCATTATTTGAGTGGTTCAATGTAAACTCCGATAAATTTGAAAATATCAATGAAGTTCAAATGTCAATCAGAGGAGTTGATTCTCGAAAGACATTGATTATGGCTGTAAAAACCAATAGCGGAGCTAAAGATGAAGAAGGTAATGATGAACGTGTTTTAAGGCTCTTCGATGATGCACATATCAGACCAGTTCTAAATTTACCCGCTTTAGATATGCAAGTATATAGCAATAAGAATTTCAAGATTCTTTATGAATATAATGGAGTCTTTATTAAATGTTATGGAGTGAGAACAGGTCTGATTGTTTCTTTTTGTAATGAGATTGATGGAAAGATAATTCCATATTCAGTTTCAAGAATAAGAAAGAAAGACACTGAATTAGAAGTTCCAATTTTCGACAAAGAAATTGTAGTTCAAAAATTAAAAGAAAATGCTGATGTGGAGGTTTTACAATTACTTTATAAACAAAGTGCAAAAGTTATTGACCAATTTAGTACAAATGAAAGTGTGGTTGATTGGTTGCTCTCTAAGCAAAGTGAGGTTACAGACATTAGTCATCATCTTCAGATTGATAATGTAATTATTGATATGCTAAAGTGAACCTAACATGGGACTGATATTACTCATCGGTCCCACTCAAAATATTATGAAAATAAATGAAAATTGTAAATTAGTTTTAAGAGATTTATATCTTTACGATATTGAAGCATGTCACTACACTATAATGGGGAAGCTTTCTCTTGACTTAAATCATATTGATCGAGAAGATAAAACAAAAAGAAATATTCAAATTGGTCAAATGATGAGAAAAAATCCACGCCTAACCTCTCTACTAAGAAGCACAACTCGCTCAGTAATTAATGAATTTATATCTATAAACAAGATAGAAAAAAATGATATTATATTAAGACAATATGATGGTATTATAATCTCAAAAATATTACGAATTACAGATACACATCATATTCCATTAAATATTCGTAAACATTTTCAGATATTTATTTCATCAGTTGATCGAAGAAAATATATCGCATTAGATAGTAAACAAAATGTGATTATTAAAGGTATTCCATTAAGATATAAAAGAATAGACGAAATTTATAAAAGGATATGTAATATAAATTTTGTTAGAAAAGAATCAATTTTTAGAAATCTTCAAAAGATAAAAGATTCAATAATTAATTCAAAAGATCCAAAATTGTTTGCCATTCCATTAAAGAATGGTAAATTTAGTATTTTTTTAAAAGAATATGGCCAAATTGAAGTTTCTAGTTCTATTCTAAAAATAATGGATACTGATGATATTGATAAGGTGAGATATTTCAAACATTATATTGAGCCTTTCACAAAAAGTATTGTAATAGAATTTGTGAGGTAGAAAATGAAAATTCTAAATATTGCAGCAGGAAAACAAACTCCTTTAGGTCTGGATATATTCCTTCCACCTGACTCGCCAAAAGATATCCTAAATATGGATACTTGTTATTTTCTAGATAACCATAATGTTGAGGATATAGAAACAACTTTTAAAGGTGAAGATTATCATAGAGAAACATACTTCAACTATGACGTATTTGAATTTATGGAACGAACTACAGTTCTTTTTGATCATGTAGTTATATATAGATATCTAGAACATATATCATTTACTCAAATAAATTATTTTATATATTTAATTTCAACTATCCTTAAAAAAGGATGTTTGGTAGATATTATAGTTCCTGATTACAAAATACTTGGTCAAATGCTCATGGATGATAACCCTCATAGGCAAGATTTTGAAGCATTTAATATTCTACTTACAACTGAACTTTTAAATGAACCATCTTGTCCTCACGCCTCTATATGGACTCCAGATAGAGCAAAATATTTCTGGGAACTTGAGGGTAGATTTAAAGTTAGACAACGTGATATTTTTACACCTTATAATTTTGATGGTAGAAATATTTATTTAAGATTTTTAGCGAGGAGAGTATGACTGCTCTGGACAGCTAAAGCTATCAGCTTCGTTCTGCTAGTTTTCTAGGTCCTAGCATGGGCTAAAGCCATGGGTCAACTTATAATTAGACTTAGAGAGGTATTTTCAAAGTTTTAAAAAGTAGATGGTGGCATTTACATTATTAAGAAATATTATCAGAAAGTAAACAACCTCGGCCACAAGGTTACGAGGTTTTCCCGCGTCAAACTTATAAAAAACTCTTTTAGAAGAAGGTGGTGATTTTATTGAGAAACTCATTCAATCAACGAGCGAATGATATGGGTTTAACATCAGACGAAAATAAAGGTCTTTATAGTTATTCTGATAGATATAGCGAAGTCGTTTATAGACAATTGATAACTTTACCTTCTGAAGCATATGCGACCAGTAATGAAGATTCAGTTCACGAAACAGATGGTCAACAAGTTCCATTAATGGCAATCTACACAAGATCACTAACTGCAGTTGGATATACCTATTGTGGTTATGTTTCAGATATTTATCAATTTATTGGAAACGATGTTTTAAATCAACAAATTAGAAATGCTATTCAGGAAGTTGGTCTACCGATCATAACTGAAAATACAAATATGGATTTTCTACTAACTCAAATGAGAAATGAAATAGTAATTCAAAGTAGTCAAAACTGCGCAAATGTTGGTGATATTCTTCCAGTAATGATAGTTAATAATAGTTATAACGGAAGAAGAGCTGCTACAGTTGCTTTTGGTATATCAGTTCAGCATGAAAACGATCGGTTAGTGTTTGCATTTAACTTAGGTGAAATGAAACAAATTCATATAGCAAATTCTAATACACAAATGTCTTCAGTAATAACATCATATATTCAAGTGTTTTCAAATGATATTACAGATATGATTACATCAAGTTTTCAAAGTCAGTTAACTCAAGACCAGTTTCTTTCTACCTTAGATGTAATTGAAAACATTGGTAAAAGAAGAAGAGAAGAAATATCAAAATTCCTTGCAGAAATGAATCCTTCAGAAGAAGGCGAAGATGTTGCGTTACCATCTGCTTGGCAGATGTTTTTAGCAATTGTAAGATATAGTAGCTTTGAACCAAATCTAAATATGAAGAGACTATTAGAAAATGCTGCAGAAAGTGTTCTAGTTATTCCAACAAGGATGCAAGAAGTCTTAAATAGACTTCAGTCGTCATAATCTTCTTTTTATAAGGGGAGAGCAACTCGCTTTCCCCCAACCAATTTTTTTACTATTTTTTTTGGAACAAAATTATAAAAAAAGGATATTAGTATGCCAGAAAAAGAAGGATTTTATAAACAACGAAGACTATATGAATTAGTAGTAAAAATAAAAGGTTTAGACTATACAAATGAGTTAGTTTCTCTAGAACTTGTTTCATCCTTATCAACTGCATATCCAATAGTAAATTTGGTATTCTCGATTGATCCAAATGATGTATTGGCAGAATCAATATTTGGAGGAGAACCAATAAAAGTTTCAATTATCTTATACAGAGAAAGTTCTTTTCCAGGTCCAAAAGTAGATCTAGAATTAATGTATCTTAAATCTGATTTTCTCTTAACTGAAAAATCAGACATGACTGAAGCAGGACCACAAGTTATAAAAGATAGAACTCCTTTGATAATAACAACAGTGGTTAGAAAACCTTATAAAATTATGACTAGTTTAGTTAATGACGTTTTTATTGGAACGAATTTAAGAAGTATAATAACATCGTTAGCATCAGATGTAGGTGCTACACTAAAAATGGATTCAGATAATGAGAACAAAACTTCTATTGATCAAGTTTGTATCCCTCCTACTACATTCTATAAAGTTATAAAAGAATATAATAGAACAGATCCAGATATGTTTGACGGTTTCCTTGACCAAAGGTTTGGTTTATTTGAAGGTACGCCAGGAGTATTTTGTCAATATGACGGAACTGTTTATATAAAAAATTTAACATCAAAGCTTCAAAAAAATCAAACTTTTACTGTATATCAATTAGCTTCTGGTATTAAAGATAAAAAATTAAAACAATTATTCAAAGACTCGTTAAAAGGAGATACGTTTTATACCTACGATTTAGTCACAACAGACTATTCTGGTAATGCAAAATTTGGAGTTTTAGCTACGGATATCAATCATCTTGTAAGACCAAATAAAAGTATATCAGCTACTATTGCTCAAGATTTAGAAGATGTAGCAAAACAATATTCACTATTTTATAGCAAAAAAAATACAAGTCTTTATATTAATAAATCAACATATAGAAAAAAATATTATAACGAAGACACTGGTTATGACACAGAAACAACTCTTTTTAGATCTAGATTTGGAAGATTATTATCAGACTTATCAAGTGTGTCTCTTAATCTAGAAAGAAATTTACCAATTTTAAATCTTATTAATGTTGGTGAGTGTGTAAAATTTAAACCACAAACTTTAGAGTATAATGATTTAGAAGGGAAATATATACTATGGAGTTCCCACTTAAATTTCTCAAGAACAGCTGCTATTTGGGAAACTACAGCTACAATTAATCTTGCTAGAACCAACAAAAAGAATTAGGGGGAATTACCCCTAACCCAGTTTTCTTTATAGCCACTTATAACGACAGCAAGACTAAATAATAAAAAAATAAACTAATAATTAACCAAATTAAATAATACTTCATAAATATCCTCCTTCTATAAAAATTAAAAAAATTAACATCTTTTCATTTATTAATATATATAGTAATTAGAACTCTTCCAATATTTAGAACAAAAAATAAAGGAGTATAGTATGGGAAATCTACAGAATTTAGCTGATGAATATATTACCGAGTTTCTTCATTGTAAAACTGACTTTAACTATTTCTGTGGAAAGTACATCCTTATTGAAATACCAGGAAAAGATGTTCATTTACAAGCATATTCAAAACAGGTTGAATTAATTAATCTAATTGAAGAAAAAAGATATGTTCTTGTTCTGAAAAGCAGGCAGATTGGTATCTCAACAATCATACAAGCATATGCTGCTTGGTTAACTGTATTTTTTAGCAATGTCGTTATTGGTATTATTTCAAAAGATGGAAAAGAAGCAACTGATTTTGCAAGAGCTGTCCGTGGTATGGTTGAAAAACTACCAAACTGGATGAAACCTCCAAAAGGATTATTAGGAAAAGGATTTGCAAAAAGAACTGAGCAATCTTTTATTTTAACAAATGGATCAAAAGTTTTTGCTTCACCAGTTAACCCAATTGCACCTGAAAAAACTCTTCGTGGTAAAGCAATTACATTTTTGGTTATTGATGAGGCAGCGTTTGTTCAATATATTGATACTGCTTGGACGTCTCTGGTTCCAGCTTTATCAACAAATCAAATGCATGCTAAAAAAGCAGGTGTTCCATATGGAACTGTAGTTCTATCCACACCGAATAAAACAGTTGGTGTTGGAGAATGGTATTTTAAACGATATTCTAGAGCCGTCTCAAGAGATGATATATTTGAACCTTTTGTCATTCATTGGTCAATGATTCCAGAATTAGCAAATGATCCAGATTGGTATAAAACACAATGTAAGTTATTTGATAATAACCAACGAAAAATTGCTCAAGAGTTAGAATTAAAATTCTTACCAGCAGAAGGTTCATTCTTCGAACCTGAGACAGTCGAAAAAGTACAAGATGCAGTTCAAAAACCATTAGAAAAATTAAAATTATTTAATGGAGAAGTCTGGAAATTTGCTAATCCAATCTCTGGGAGATATTATATAAGTGGAGTAGATACCGCACCAGAACATGGAGAAGATAAGTCTGCTATTACTGTATGGGATTATGAAACAATGGAACAAGTAGCAGAGTACCAAGGGAAATGTAAAGTTTTGGATTTCGTTAAAGTTGTAAAAGTAATAGCAGCACAATATCCTGGTTTATTAGTTATAGAATCAAACTCATATGGAAATCAAGTTGTAGAGCAATTAAATAGTAGTGAATTATCATATATGATCTATAAAGAAAAACGAGGTAAACAAACAGTATTGCCAGGTCTTGCCACTACGCCAAAAACTAGACCATTAATGATTGACGCATTATATTCATATATTACAGAATTTCCTGAGTCTGTCAAATCTGAAAGACTTGCTTTAGAAATAGCTGGTTTAGTTACAAAACCAAGTGGTAAAGTTGAAGGTGATACTTCTTGTTACGATGACTTAGTCCTTGCCACCTCAGTAGTAATGTATGTACGAAAATATGATCCACCATTGTTAATTGGTTCTCAAGAACATACACAAATTTCAATGGATATAAACGAAATTATAGAAGGTAATATTCCGGGCGTTCTTGATAAATCAAACGAAGGGATAATGAAACACGTAAAAGAAAATATAAATGATATGCAAGGGTTTGTCGATGTACTTAATATTTACGACCATCAGAGAGGTTAAAAATGTCTAACCAATTAAAAGAATTATTTGCTGCACCAAAAGGTAATCTAAAAATAGTTTCAACAGTGGATGGGAATCCTCTTTATTCTTCTGAAGATTTAAAACGTAGATATATCATAGCTATGACAAAATCAGGAAGAATTAGACCTATCTTTAAAAAAGTTAAAGAATTAGTTAAGCAAAATAAGATAATACCAGCATATACTACAAAATCTTTTTTTAAATCAATAGTTAAAAAACAACCTCTAAACTTAAAGGGTATTGCTGGTTATTGGAGCTGGGAACAACATATTGTGTATTTACTTGTTGAAGAGACAGCAAATATTTTTTCATTTACTTCAAACGATGCTCTTGCAATTCTAACAATACACGAGCTAGTTCATGCTTGTTATACATTAAGAAAAACATTGTTTCTAAAATTATTTAATGATGATTTTAAGAAGTTTTACTCTTTTTATTTCTCTAAAGTTTTTAGCATTAATGAAAAAGATATAAAAGGAAATAATATAAATGAAATAGTTAATTTTCTCTCTAGAGTTGAAAGTAAAGGAAAATGTATGGATAATAAAACTCTAAAAAAATATTACGATCTAATTGGGAAATCATTTATGGACATTTCTTCTTTATCAACTGAAGAATTTGATAAAATGAGAAATGAACTAATAATTAGTATAAAATTAATACAACGACTTTCAGCTTTTGGGCAAGGACATCAAGTATCAAGAGTTATCTTAACTTTTAAGCATATTTATGCTCCTCTATATACTACCTATAAGCACATTTTTTCAATTGATCCACTTAAAAATAGAGACCTCTGTTATCAAGAATTATTTACACCCAGTGAAATAATATCAATTACAGCTATATCGAGATTACCAAACCCAAAAATTTGTAGAATAATCAACACTTTGTAAGGAGATATAATAAATGCCAGATGATGAAAAACTTAAACCTGCCACTGATATTTTAAAAGAAGGCGCAATCAACATGGCCAGTGATAGAGCCCGTCGTATAAATAGTCTCCATAAATCTATTGAAGATATAACAAAAGAGCAAAATCAAAAAAGATTACAAGTATCTACTGAAGTTAGTGCGTTAACAAGAGAACAGCAAAAGTTAATGCAACAGTTAGAACTAGAACGAAGTAAGATAACTAGTGATACTGCTAATGCATACTCAACAGTAATTAAAGGTTTAGGTGATACAATTAAACAGTTATCTGTTGGTGTTACAAGGATAACCACTGATACAGCCAAAATGACATCTGGTGCTATAAGGCAATATGGTAAAGCTATTAGTGAAGATATTAGTATTAACAAAACAAATACAATTGCTATGGCTCTTTCTAGAGCTACTCCTTTATTCGGCTATTTCGCTGCTAAGTTTATGGAAACTGATGTTTTTAGCGAAGCAGCAAGAAAGATTAAAGATAAAATTGGTGGGGCAGTTTCTTCAGGGTTATCAAGAGCAGGAGAATCAATAGCTGGAATATTCAGAAAAGGAAAAGGTGAGGAAGAGGCACGAGCAAGAGAAGATCTTGGAGCTATTTCTGCTAGTGTAAAAGATTTAGAAGCTGAATTAAAACGAGAAGCCCCAAAACTTCAAGTTGGTGGATATGTAAGAGAAGGTGGTTTAGTACAAGTACATGCTGCTGAAGTTATTACTCCAATTGATAAACTTCTTAAACAAATAGATGAAACTAAAAGTAGAGATTTAGCGAAAGCTCTAAAAACAAACCTTCAAGTAATGGGTCAAACTCTAAATAGATTAGAAACTGTTGTTATTGAAAGAGATGAAACTAGAAAAAATATAATTTCTACATTCATTGATGAGTTTAGACGTGCTAGAGATCCACGCACAGAATCTTGGCGAGACAGAGTATTAAAAGCGTTAGTAGAATTAAAAGTTGCTATGGTAGGTACGACTTCTCAGTTAAGACTATCTTGGCAACGAACATTAGTTCAACATCCTTCATTTAGAGCAATATTGATGTTCTCACAGACAATGGGAACGTTATTCACAGCTCCATGGAAAATGCTTTTTGGTATTAGAGGTGGTTATTTAACTGATATTAGAAGAGCTACAAGAACTAATAATGTATATATGAAGATAGTTAATCTTCTATCTATTATATACTCTACTATGATGCCAAAATTAGATGATATATCCGTTTATACAAAAGCAGCAGCTGAAGCAGCAGTAGGAAGAGAAATAAAACCAGGAACTAAAACAACATTTACGTGGTTTGATAAAATTCGTGAAACTTTAACATCTAGAAAACTTGGCACACCAGCTGAAAGAGGTTTTGATGCATTTGTAGACAAATTAGGTTTAGACAGAAGAGCTCTCAAAGAAGCTGGAATTGAAAGTTTATCTGATTTATTTAGACCAGGTTTAATGATACGTAGAATGGGCGTGTCAAAAGAAAATATTGGTGAAATGCTTGGATTAGAAAAAGGCAAAGGAATTTTTTCATCCATCATTGACAATTTAAAAAGTTTAGTTAAACTTAAAGAAAAACAAGAAGCGAGGGAAGGTCCTCATTCGCCTAGTATGGCAGAAAATATTGCATCAACTGCAAAAACTACATATGAAAGTTTTAAAACAAGAATAAAAACAGAGAAAATTAAAATAAGTTTGTTAGGAGGAATCAAGAAAAAAGCTAAAGAACAGCTTGATAAGCTAAAAGGACTTGGTGACAAACTTAAAAAAATAGGAAAGAAATTATTAGGATGGATTCCTGTTGTTGTTGGTTTTATAAGTAAAATTTTGGGTGGTGGTCTTAGAGGTCTGGGAAAACTTGGAGGATTAGCTTTCGGAGCTGCTGGTACTGCACTTGGAGCTGCTGGCGGTTTGTTAGGAAGAGGTGCTGGAGCTGTTGGTGGAGTTGCTATGAAAGGTGTTGGAGCTGCTGGAAGAGTTGCAGCACCGGTCTTGGGAGCAACTGCTAGAATAGCTGCTCGTGCTGCTGGAGTATTCGCTGGTATAGGAATGGCTGGTTGGGATGCTGTTAGTGCTTTCTTTCATCCAGAAGAATTTGTAAAAAGTAGATTTATTTCTGCTGTCGCTGCCTTTTTTGGTGGTAAAGAAACTGGCATAAAAGGTATGACTTCTGGTGCTATAAAAGGTTCACTCATTGGTATGATTGGGGGACCAATGGGAGCTGCTATTGGTGGGATTATTGGGGGAATCTTGGGATTTGTAGGAGGAAAAGATTTAGCACAAAAATTTGTAGCACAATTAAAAGATCTTAAGAAAATAGGAAGTGTAATATGGAGAGTTGCTACATTTCCTCTTAGAGTTGTTTCAGAAGTAACAAAATCAATTTTTGTTATTGGAAAATTCTATGTTAAAAAATTATATGAAAAAATTGATGCTTGGTTATCCGGACCAGGATTTATTGGAGACTTATGGAATAGGTTTAAAGAACTAGTTGGAAGTTTATATAATAAATTTGTTTTTGGACTTAATCTCATCAAAGAAAAAATTGACGCATTACTAGGTGCTGATTTCTGGAAAAGATTGGGAGAACAAATGAAGAAGGGTTTATTAGCTATAATGTTTCCAATCTCAACTATTGTTCGCATGTGGAAATCAATTGGAGGATTTATAGATAAGAAAATCTCCGCACTTCCAATTATTGGTTCTATATATCAAAAAGCAAAATTATTAATGAAAGAAATAAGTGGTGGTACATTAGCAGAAACAATAGAAAAAACTCTAGAGGCTGAACCAAAAGGAGGAATCCCAAGACCAATTGAAATTCCTCCTAAAGTAATGAGAAGATTAGAAGCAATACCATTAGCACCACCAACGACTGGAAAAGAAATTGCTAGTGCTCGAGCAAAAGAAAAAGCAACAGAAGAAAAACGCGCTGACAAAAGAATGAAAGAACAAACTGATAAATACTTAGCAAAACTAGATGAAACAAGTAAGGCACAATCAAATACAATGATTAATACCAGCAGTGCAATAATCAATTCTCAATCAGCAAATTCCTCAACTAGTATTAGTGGAGGTTCAATGGCAGATCGTTGGAGATCTGCCTTCTCATCTGGAAGTGAAGCAACAAAAGAAGTGTTGAAAGCAAATCTTACTTAAGGAGATAAAAAATGGCAGAACCTATTAAACTTACACCATTTAATGGTACATTTGGCTTACCGCCTGCAAGCTATGTAAGTAACGATATGATAGTTAATAGTATGCCAGTAATGCAAATTACTCCAGGTCAACCTAATCTAATTGTGGGACAGCAGCTATTTAAAGTAACTCCTGATTTAAATAGATATAATAAACTATTAGCTAATCACGGGTTTGCAATATCACACCCAATTAAATTGGCATTTATAGCTGATAACTTTCCGACTGATACATTTTCAAATGAATATGGAGAGACTTTCTTACAACGATTCACAGACGTAGCATCAAGAGGTCTTGCTGAAATAGCTCAGATGACTGGTCAAACAACTGCAGTAGGAGGACTAAGAGATATAGGAACATTATTTAGTGATTTGGGGGAAGGAGTTGGCGGTATAACAGGACAAATTTTGGGTACTGCTGGACGAGGTGCTACAGGTGCTGCTACTAGTTTAGAAAATCTTCAAAATATATTAAGAACAAGCGAAACTAGAGGTAATCAATTTTTAGGAAATGCTTTACAAACAATAAGTAAAATGGTTGGAGGTCATAGAGTTGACTTTCCACAAATATGGAGAAATAGTGGTTTTACTCCATCATACACAGCCACTATAAGATTATATAATCCAAATCCAGGAAATCAAAAATCTACTAGATATCATATTATTGGTCCACTTGCTGTAATTTTATGTTTAGCTATGCCAAGGACAGATAATGGAACATCATATTACTTTCCATTTTTTCATAAAATCCAATCTAAAGGAATCTATACTTTAGATCCTGCTATGATAACAAATGTTACAGTTATAAAAGGTGGAGATCAACAACAAATTGGATTTACACAACGAATGGGTGTAGTTGATGTAAGAATTGATTTTGGTAGTTTATATAGTACAATTGTTGCAGAGGAAGAAGGAGTAACTAAGACAAGAAGACCTACTTTGAATAATTACCTAGAATCAATGTTACAGAACGATTCTTCATTATATACAAAACGTAATAATATGAATACTAGAGCAAGACGAATTGCTGGTGTATTAACAGAAGATGAACCAGTCGTTGTTGTGTCAGAGCAACAAAGAATTTTAGAATCTAAAAGTAGAGCAGCTAGTTATAGAAAGCCCCTAACAATAACAGACGTAGTTGAAACAACCAGAGTTCCAACAAGTACCAGAGAAAAAGAAAATAATTTAATTGCAGATAGTCCGTCTGATTTTATTGACGTTAATGTATAATTTAACAAACTGAATTTCTTACTATAAGGGTCAGATAATAAGCAAGGAATAGGTTAATTAAGAATTGTGTTTGTGAAGTGAGCATATTATACTTCTTCTCATATCTAAATTCCTCAATTAATTGAGTCAGAAGTAAATTTACTTGTTGTTTAAAATATATTTTCATTTTCGTTCTTTTCAAAGACATCAATTTTCTAACAAATAAATAATATTCTTTTCCACATAATGATTTTGGAGTCTTTAAATCTTGAGTAAATAATTTTAAGATTAATCTTATATTATCAGAATATTTTGTATTATTCAATTTACTAACAATTTGTGTAGCAAGAGACGAGTTAATTTTTACTAACGCTCTTGCCTCTTCTTGAGATTTTCGATCTACATATCTATAAACAACTATTTTTTTAACAATATTATCAATTAGAACATTTACCTTTTCACCAGAAACTTGTTGATATGCATTCTCGTCATCTTCTCCAGGGAGTTCTTCAGATTGAATACCATATCCTTCTTCAGAGGCTTTATAATATGTTGCAGAAAAACTTTTAATACTTTGTGATACTCGATGACGACTCTCTTGCATAAAAGATGAGATAGCGTCTAAATCACCAGTTCTTAATCCTCTAGTCCATTTTCTAATCATCTCTTTTGCCATATAATATAGAGCATTTGCAATTGTCTTTTCTCTTGAAAATAGATGAGTTTTTGTAAGAACTTCTAAAGTATATTTGAAGGTATCATCATTACAATATTTAAAGTGTTTAAACATAAGATTCGCATACTGACGAATAATATAAAAGATCATAAAATATTGATATGTTATTTTATCTCTTTTTCTCAGAAAGTACTCAATAAGGAAAACATAGAAATTAGATAGACGATCTGTATGTATGGAGAACTTGGCTTCTTTTCTTCCTTTCCACCTTCTTTTTACAAACTCTTTAATATCCTTATCATCTAGCCCGCACAATCTTAAAAAATCATAATAGTATCTTTTTAATTTCGGATAAAAACATGGCTCAGCTAGTGAGGATAAATTCTGAGCTACTATTTTAGATACCAAACTTTTAATTTGACTATCTTTTATTTTAGCTTTTTTTAGTAATTGTTCCATATTTTATCTCACCTTAACTGTAATATCTTCTTCTCTAAAGAAAATGTACTCTGGTCCATATCTTAGTAATTGATCTTCAGTTAAATCCGTTAAGTCGAAATTAAAGAAAATACTTGTTTCAGGTTTTCTCAACCTACAATGACTGATACCATCAATACCTTGTATTACATCAATTATTTCAGATCTATAAATTGTAGCGTTTGTTCCAAACCTATCTCTAAATGCTTCAAGAAGAGTTTGTCTAACAGTATCAAGAAATGATGTTAAAGTTTGACTAAAAGTTGTTTCTCTAAATACCTCAACTTCAATTTGTAATGGCATTGTATAATTTGGTAATGGAATCCAACCTCTTTCAGAATAAATATAATTAATTCCTTTGTTAGTAATATAAGCAATTGAGTCAGCAACAGGATCATCATAAATAAAAGTCACATTTGTCGAATCTATACATTTTATAATATTGTCTTGATATGAGTCATCACCACAACAAGGTGCATAAATAAATCTGTCATTCAAATTACAACTTGTTGGAAGAGTTTCTACAATATCAATAATCGGTGCAATTGTAGGCTCATTTAAATTCATATTAGATAGGATACCATCTGTATTTGTAAATTTAATATTTGTAAAATCTGTTAGCATTTTATGCTCAGTCAAATCCATTGAAGAAATAAGAGCTTGTAAAACTTCTAATTCAAAATCTTTCTTATTTATACCATCATAATATTCTTTTTCAACTACTGGAACATCAAATACTATAATAGAAGTAGTGTCGTCTTGAATATTTGATCTCATATAATTGGTTAAGTCTGATCTAAAAATCACTTTGTTTGAATACTTGCAAATATTAGTTCCGCCTGGTTCCTTTAGAATAAACTCATAAGTTTGCTCACCAATAGGAATATCTGTATATGGATCAAAAGTATAAATAAAGTATCCACCTGTTGAATCATTTGTCATTGTAAATGAAGAACCACTTGCTTGATTTTGCATTGTACACTTAGCTGATGAAGCATCTGGTTCAATGGACTTATAATGTAACTTAAATATTCCTTGATCTCCAACATGAGATATTTCAAGAAGATCTGCATAAATATCATAAGTAGATGTATAACTCGTTTCAAGAGCTGGAAGAAGCTCTAATTCTAACACGACATATTCATAATACCCAACTGTATTGTTAAGATCAACAGTAATATCGAATAATGTATAATACCAATTATCTCCGATTTGAATTAACGAATTTCTATCAATTCTAGACTGACTTGGTGGAATTTCGAACACAGCATTTCTTGTTGGAACTAAATTACCAACTTCTGTTGAACAAGTTCCAAACAGAATTCCGCTGAATAATTCAATCTCATTTACTTGAAGATCTGATCTCTTTAATACTGGTAAAGAATTTTGGGCGATTGGACTAGTTGGTACAATTACATTAATATTCTTATAATCACTTTCAGTAACAAGTCTATTTAATGCGGTTAGAGCAGCTATTGAGTTACTTCTTACTTCTTCTAAAGATTCTTCATCTGCACCACCAAAAGCTGGAGAACTATTATTTACGTTATAAGATACAACTTGATTTATACCTGCTAAAGTTTGGACATAAATTCGGTCGCCATCCCTAATAGATCCTGCAATAACATTTCCATCAGCTCCATCGGTAACTTGAGCTGTTACAAGAACAGTAGAACCAGGCGCTGGTTGAAAACCAATTAACCCATTTCCAAAAGTTAATCTACGACCAGTATCTGTTCTTCTTGAAACATATCCTTTATCAGTTGCACTCATCAAAAATAAACTTTGAAATTCAGTCCATGTTGTATAAGCAGCTCCTCCCGGATCTTTAATTTGAACTACTAAACCAGCAACATCTCCATTAATTGGTATATCTAAAGTAACGAACTGGTACTCTTGAGTATCACTATCAATCTGAAACTCTTGAACAACTTCTTTAATTTGTCTTAGCGGTAACACAAAACTAAAACTATCAGTTGTATAATCAACAGGAAGATTATATCTTTTGTTGTCTTCTATAACTTGAATTGTAACAACTGCATTATTAACAACTCGTATTGAAGTAGAATAATAAGTTTTAAATTCAATTTCACCACCTGCTTTAAAAACAAAATCTTCTGGAATTGTAAAAATCGTGTCAGCATCGTCAAAACCAAATGGTATAGTTATTATAACATTTACTTCTGCAGCAGTAGCTTCTTGTGTATTATAACCAAGGAAGGCAGATAAATTTAGGATTGATTCTGGGAGTTGTGCTTTTGTTAGAAAAAATTCTCTATATGTTGAAAGTTGATAGAATAACAAGTTACCAGTTAAAGTAGATATAGTATCAATCATAAAAGAAAGAAATGAAGATTTCGTTAAATCGACATTCTCTAATTCTAAGTACTCTTTAACTAGTGTACTTATTTGTTCTCTAATACTATCTCTCGAAAGATAGATTTGACTTGATAATAAATCAGTCATTATTTATCTCCTAACAAGTTACAGGATCTCTTGGTGAATAATAGAATCCAACTCGATCATCAAATAGACCATTTAGTATAGGTTTAAGAATTGATTCTTTATATAATAACCTGCTTATGAATTGTGCATCCTCTAATGTATGAATAGTCTTATCATACTCAACAAATGAATAAACATTTACTGTTTGATTTTCTACTGACTGTAATGTCTCACTTTGAAATACTTGACATTTAACTTTCCAAAATCTTTTATCTGTATTTGGATGGATCTCCACTCCAGATACAATATATAATGGATATGTGTCATTAGTAGGTCTTAGAAATTCTTGTTCTAACTTTATAATGTCATTCGGGTAAGGTTTAAAATTATATGTACTTGGAAAAACAAATGTGGTTTCACTTTCTTTATTATAACCAGTTTCTTGACCATCAAATTGAGTTGTAATATCTTCAATAAAATAAATTGGAAGAAGTAAAATTTTATTTCGTTTTACTCCACTTAAATTTCCAACTTGTTCGTACGCACCTCCCATAATATCTTCATCTTCCCAAATTGTCTGATCAACATTTAGATTATAATATGTAACTAAAAACGCTACAGCATGTTTACTATAATATTGATATACTAAATTTTGGTACTCGTGGACATAACTATAAATACGTTCATAATTTTGTATAGTCATTAATTACCCTCATTACTTTTTTATACTCAATCTTCTTGCTTTTTGAATAGCTGCTCTTAGTGATGACTCAAATTTTATTTTTCTTTCTACCTCTCTCTGTTTCCAATCTCTAAGCAAAGAAAATGTTTTCTTTCTACATTTTTCTGGCTTCTTTGCTTTATGACAATCTTTAAGATTCTTTTCTAAAATCTCTACAGCATATTTAGCTGATAGATAAGAGCATTTATTATAACAAACTTCTTTTGGATATCTCTTTTGGGACAAACATTTAGTCATACAAGAAGCACTATATTTTTTTATCAAATAATTTACTAAATCGTTGAAAAATGGAATAGGAATTATCCAGAGACCTAAGTATAAAGCCCTTCTAGCTATTCTTTCTTTCTCCGGATTTATTTTTGGAACATTAACTTTATATTCCTCTTCTTTTAATAGTGAGTGGTATAAATATATATGATCTCTAAATGGTAGTTTTTCTCTTAGAGTTTGATTCTCAGAAATAATTTTTAGAAAATCCTTCTTTGGAATTTGGTAATGAGCTCTCATCGCTTTAGCTCTTTGGACTGCTGCCTTAGCTGCTTCCTTTCTCTTTTGAGCTGCTACTTCTGTTTTTTCTTGATTCAATCTTACAAGAAGATCTTGAAGTCTTTTTGCCCATTTAATATATTCTTTTCTTAAAGATTTTTCGCACTTATCTGCCCGTTCAAATTGACTACATTTATTAACTTCAGATCTTAAGTCAGCAGTGATTCTTTTAGCAACTCTAATTTTACATTCTAATTTGCAAATTCTCTTTTCAATTGAAAATGGAAACTTTTTAATACATTCTCTATTACAAGTATCAGTTGCTTTTCTGAATACATATAAGATGAACATCGCAATCGGTGGACCTTTTAAAAGACCAATCCATTTCATTCCAGCAATTGCAGCAAAACTATATTTTAGAAATTTTCCAAACTTCTTTTCAAAATCTCTAATACTTTCAGTTATAGTTAAAGCTATTACTTCTTCATATGTTAACTCCATTACCATATTACATAATTGGAGATGTTCTTTAAACGTAAGTTTATCCTTTAAGATTTGACTATCTATAGCAATATCTAGTAAATATTCCTTTCCGGCTTCTGTTAATAATTTTTTATCTTGCTTTGTAATCATTTTTTACGTCTCCGTAACTTCTAAAAACTTAAAATACATATCTTCATCTAAGATTATTTCTAATTGACCAGTCTCGTTTTCATATTTTACATCTATTGCAAGACTATAACCTTTACGATTTGGAAGAAGCGTAACTTCTATATTCTCAATTGTTGCTCGGTCATCATATGTTAGCAACGTATCAACCACTTCTTCTTTAATTCTCTCTAAAGTTGTATCATCAGCTGGTTCAAAAACTAATTTATAAATATCACTTCCATACTCAGGGTCAAATTGATAACTCCTCTTTGGGGTAATTAAAATATTGTTCCACGATGACAATATTACTTGCAAATCTTCTATTCTTTTGAAATCTCCACTACTCGCTATATTCGCCTGATAGTCTGCAATCTTAGAATCTGAACCTGCTACAGCTTGGTCAAATCTACTTAAAAGATTAGTCATTTATTTATTTATTTCCTCTTGGATTTTTTGATTTGTCTCCTCTTGTAACTTAACCTTCCAAGACATATAATCCTGAAATCGTTTAAAAGGCATATTACAAACTTCAATATATGATTGATTGCTCATTTCCATACATGCATATATGGTTTCGTTTATTTCATTTTTATACTTGATTATATCTTCAGGCTTCATACAATGCACGAAAAAAGCTTCCCACCAAATCAATATCAAAATTATCTTCATTGCCACAAGATGAACAGTAACTTTTCATCTTTAGTTCCATACCATACTTACCAAAATTTTCTTCATATGCTTTAAATATAGCTCGTTTATCTTTAGCAGGTAAAGATAAATAAGCATCAACAATATCAATTCTATCTGAATAAACCTGAGGTTCAGTACGTTCTTCAATATCTTGCTCAAATCTATCGAGAATTAAAGTTTCAGTAATAAGCTCTAATGAAGCGCCTGGACGATTACTTAAATTTTTCACAGCTAATATCTCATCAATCAAAACAGGTTGTTTAACTACTGCCGTTACCCCTCGAGTTATTGGTAATTCAACTCGTATTTTGTTTGAAAGAATATCATCTTTTGGATAAGCTTTAAAATTAAAAGTGCTAGACGCTTGAACAGTAACTTGATACTTAGTGCTACATGCTGAGCATACGACTTCATAATTTCTAATTTCTTCATACGTTATATGATACAAACCATATAATAATGCATCCCTATCTTTTAAAGTAATATTCTTTAGGAATGAATCTAGAGTTGTAATCCCTTCTGGTTTTTTAATTAAGGTCTGAAATAAACAAGTATTTAAATGT